GATAGCAGAGAACCTGCCCATCCATATTTATCATCTAAATATTTTTGTAAGTCATCAGCCATTTTATAGGCCTCCTCTTGTTCCTCGGCTGAAAATACCCCATCTAACCAGAACTCTTGCAATTTCTCGCGAATTTTCTTCATGGCTTCGGAAGATTGTATGGCAGATTTAATACTTTCTATTACCATTTGACGCATCATATTCCGAACCACATCTCGTGCGGTTCTTGCCCGATCTTCCCCGTTTGCCCATGCATCGGCGTAAGCTGTTGCGAAATTATCAATTGCAGATTTTAGATCTTCGCCAAAAATTGCATCTAAGGCCTTTTCCTTATTTTCTTCTATTTGTTTATTTATCTCATCAATTTGATTTTCCCATTCTTTGATTCGTTCTTCATCCGTGTCTTTTTTACTACGCTCTTCTGCTATTTGATTTTGTATCAATATTTTTTGCTGTTCGAGTAATTCATTTTGTTGTTCGATAAGTTCAGAAGCATCTGTAGAGTATGCCTCTTCAACGGCCTCCCCGAGTTCATCATATGATTTTTCGAGAGCATCAATTTGATCTTGTAAGCGCTGAATGTTACGTTCTTTTCGTCGATCTCCGCTGAAAAGGTTTATCAGGCTGGTGATAGCCGACACAGTTCCTTGAATGCCTTGAACAATATTTCCAGATGCGAATCCACTCACAGCTTGTGCTGCTCCGCCTACAGCACCTGCAATGTTGTTAATGGAGGCCGTCGTGTCTTCATCTGCTCCCAATGCTGACGCAATAGAAGACACACCGCTTATCGATGCAGCAACGATGTCAATTGCCTCCGCTACTGCTTGCCAGGCATCTTCACGTAGCTTTACAGCTCGAAGATCATCCCCATCTGCAAGTGCCTTTTTATAAGCCTTGAAGTTTGCCGAAATACTTGCGAATGGATTCTTCCGAGTGGCTATATCTGCTGCTTGGTCAAGTTGATCGGTTACTGTTTTCAGATTGATAGGGTCGAGGTCGGCATCTTGGAGCAGTCTGTTTATGTTGTCAATAATACGCAATATCTCACGGCTCGACAAGGCGTCGAGGTTTTGGAACAGATTAATCCAGTCATCGGTTTTCATCAGTTCGTCCACCTTGATTTGTCCGATTTCCTCTGTTTCATGTTTGTCGATTTGAGGAATAAGGTCGGAGCGGCCGTTCTTTGTTGCTGTTTCCCTGTCTTTGGCGTGTTTCTCGCGTATCTTGGCAATCTTATCCTCCATCGTACCGTATTTCTCGACAATGGTATTTAGGCTGGCCGCAATTTCCGCTTGGTCGATCTTGATACCCAAATCGGTCGCTTGCTCTTTGGTGATATTTCCAGCCTTCAGAGCATCTTCTACCCACTTGCGGAACTCCTCGTATTTGTCTTTTATGCCTTTGATGCGGCGATCTTCTTCCGAGAGCGTGTCATCGGTGATCTGCTTGTATATCTTGTCAAGCTCTTGGGCGTATTTCAGTTCTATGGCAGCTCGGTCATCGGCATTTTTTTGCTGAATATTCGATTGCCTTTCCTGAAAATCTTTTGTTTGATCTGCAGTTATGATTCCACCCTGCGCGGCTTTAAGTTTCGATTTATCCTGCTCGAGTTTGTTCATTTCCTCTTTTGTGCGCAAGTCTATTTCGGCCAGCTCTTTCTGCTTGCCATCTTTCAAAATATCGATGCGCGATTGCTGAAGGGCTTTATCATTGGCGAGAATAAGATCGGATAGCTTTTTCTGGGCTTTGGCGGCATCCGTCACCGTTTTGCCCGAAACGCTGTATTGTTTAATTTTCGAATCGTATTCGGCGATTTTGGCGATCAGCTCATTCCATTTCGCTGTCCCTTTCAATGAAACGTCCATCGCTTCGAGAGCTGCTTCCGCCTCCTTCTTCTGTCCTTCCCAATAGGATTTGTTGCGATTGGTTTCTTTTCTGTCTGACCGTAGGGATGATATTTCATTTTGTTTGGTTGCGATTTGAGATAGATTCGACTGTTTAAGCGACTGATAATAATCTTCGCTCTCACCATACAGAGGAAGCAAATACGGGGCTTCTTTTTGCTTATTGCGTGCATTCTCAATTAAACGGTCGATTTCTGCGTTTTGGGCTTTCAGCTCGTCGATATTGCCCTGCAATGTGGCAATCTTGACCTCCGCAGGGGCAGCGTCCCACTCGGCGGCTTTTTGTGTTTCTTTTAGTTCATAGAGCTGTTTGCGGTACTCGTCCAACTCAGCCTCTGCATTTTTATAAGAAAGACTAAGTCCGGCCATTGCTGTCCTATCACCGAATTTCATAGCATCTGCTATCGCTTGATCTAACCTTTTGACCTTTTCGAGGGCGGCATCATACTGCTCTTGCAGATTGTTCTCCTTGCGTGTGTCGTTGATGTCGTTGAGCTCCTTTGTAAGATCGATAAGCGACAGGAGCTTGATTTCCTCCTCGCTGTACCGCTGCAACAGTTCGGGGTAGAGACGTATCAGCTCCTCGTAGGCTTTGCGCTTGGTGTAGGCCGTGCTGACCTCGTCCTGCATGGTCGCATGCAGCTGCTCGGCCTTATTCTTCTGTTCATCGAGCTTCTGATTGTAGGCGTCGATGGCGGCGTTTACCTTTTCGTAGGCTATCTCCTCTGCGGATTTCGCCGTGATAATCTTGTAGAGTGTGACGGCAAACGCGGAGGCGGCCGCAGCGATCAACACATAGGGATTCTTCATCAAAGCCGCATTCAGTGCCTGCGTCTTCTTGGTCAGCGTTCCCATTACGGTTTGGAGGGTGGAGAGACCGAAAGCGTGGGCGAGCGTTACCGTCCTGTGTACCCTTTCCGTTGCCGTCAGGACAACCAGAGCCGCCTTATATGTACCATAGGCGACGACAAGCTGGGCGACAATGTCCAGCACCTGATTATAGTTCTCGACGAGTGAAATCGTGCCTTTGAGTGCACCTGCAATGATGCCTTCTTGCGACTTGCCGAGGTCGTTGAACATCATGTCGAGAGCATCGCCGAGATTGGAGATGAGGCCCGTAATGGTTTTGGATTGCTCCTGCATGAGGTTGTGGAACTTCCCGCCCTCGTTCGTCATGCTTTCAATAGCCTTCTGCACCTCTGGAAAGCCTATTTTGCCTTCCGTGACCATCTGTGAGATTTCCGCGCGGGTCTTGCCGAGTTGCGTTGCCAACTCTCCCGCGAGGTCGATGCCTCGGCTTTGGAACTGCATTACGTCACGCGTGTATAAACGCCCCTGTACGGCCGTCGTGCCGTACAACCACGTGAGGTCTTGCAGGTTCAGTCCCAGACCGGCCGCAACATTACCGAGCCGAGTCAGTGTGTTGGTAATATCCTCTGCTGCGAATCCATATGCGAGAAGCTGGCGGGCGCCGCTGGCCACGCCTTGCAGGTCAAACGGCGTTTTGGCGGCCAGTTCGACCATTTGTGACATCAATGCATCAGCCTTTTCTTTACTTTGGAGCAGAGTTGCGAAGGCCACTTCGAGCTGTTGAAACTCGCCACGAGTTTGCGCGATTTGTTTCACCAGCCCCGCAAGCGACACTCCGACGCCGATTTGTCCGAGGGTGGTAGCCAGGCGACGCATTGCAATATCCATACGGTCGGCGTCCGTCACGACACTGGACGTTACGGTTTTGGCCGTTTTCTGAAGTTCACGGAACTTGCGAATTGCTTCATCGTTATCTATGACTACGGTAAGGTTTATACTCATAATACGATGACGGTTTTATCTTTATTGATTTCTACCTTTGATCCGCTGATGTTCACGACTTTTATTACGGCATAATTCGAAGCGTTGATTGTGGCCGAGGCTCCATGCATAAGAATGACAGTGTGGACGAAATCTACTCCCGAGGCTTCTATTTCAGCCGACGTATTGCCGACTAAGCAAATGTATTTTCGCTTGTCGAGCCTTATGCATCCGCAATCCACATACATGTTGCAATCACTCACTTCGTTTTTGTGAGCTTGAAATATTCCCAGCGGAGGGAAATTGTTTTTATGGCAAAATTCAAGTCCTTGTGGCGTAAAAAACAGAGAGGTCAGGGAGTGAAAATTTTTCACTTTGTCCAGTCGTTCGCAGGCGCCGAGTGCGGACGCGGATTTTAGGATGTTGTCAAGCATATAAATTATTTCGTTTGTTATCGTTTGCCTCCTGCCATCAGAAGAAGTGTGTTCATTGCATTAGGATCGTTCATGTCAATTATATCGGGAACTTTTGATTGTTCATTGTTGGGAATATTAGTTGTTGATTTACTTTTACAATCCGTTTTTAGAGCGTCGGAAATCATAAGCTGTACGTTAGCCCATGAAATCCCCCAAAGAATATATTCAAGAGTCCAATGATAGCGGTTTATAAGATTATCTATTTGTCCCCAGATACTGCGCCCTCCGTAGTGGCTATCCGCTCCGCTGTTGTCGTTGGGGAAATCATTACCCGCAGCGTTCTTACCAAGCGAATAGCGTTCATAAAATCCGCGTAGTAGGATTGAAATACGATGGTGGACAAAATGTTTGTAAGAGCTGTTGTATCCATTGTAGGGGACCAGTATATAAGTTTTGTCCGCTCTTTTAGCATATCTTCGATTTCTTGTTGCGTCCGAAGTGTGGCGATAGCGATTATTTCGGCCACCTCTTTTGATTTTTCGGAGCATATGGTCCACATACGTTTAACAGCACCCTCCATCTGTTCGTCGTCGAAAATCAGATCAAGGTCTATTAGTCGGCGACTTATCATCGCGAGTCGTCCGAGTTGGAGGGGGTATAGGTAAAGGGTTATTTGTTCTTTGTCATTGCCTTCAATCTCGAACGATTCAATTTTTTCAGTCAGTGTGTCAAGTGCACGTTGTTCTGTAAGGCGGCCGACTTCTTCTTTTTTCATATTATAAACTATTGTTTTTGCTCCCGCCCCGTCCTCGAGACGTGATGCAAGTCGTCAGCTTTCCAGCGGGATAGAGAATTTACAAAACGCTCTTGGTATATTCCGGAGTTGTAATCGGCCACCAGGAATAACCACCTTGTTCCGGAGCTAAAACTTTCGCAGATACTTGAATTTGGAGCGGGTCGGTTTTATTGATTCCACCACCCAATGTCGCTACATATTTTAACCTTGCAAAAGCGATGGAGCCTCCACTTTTGGAATCGAATACGAATGCTTTTACTCCTTCGTAAATCTCGCCTTTTGCAGGTTCTGTAGTTCCGAAGTAAAATTCCATCGTGTCGTCGTCAAAATCTACGACATTCCAAGTAACTTCTTTTGTGCCTGTCGTTTCGTCGATTGCAGAGTAAAATGGGTCTGCTTCTCCTTCCCGATAAAAATCATTACTGGAAGGTATCGCGAAATTGGTGGAAACACCACCATTATAAGGCTGACTGATTTTGGTGAAAGCCTTCATTAAGTCGGCAGCCTCAGCGTCTTTTACTCCTTTCGGGAGAGGATTACCTGCATGAACGGCTTTCAGTCCGATTATTTGTCCCATGTTTAATATTTTTTAAGTTTTACTTTGAGGTTTGAAAATGTGTAGGAGATCCCCTCCTCACTAATAAGAGTTTCATCGCTCACATCAAAGAACCAGCGTTCGTTGATAGGGTAGTATCCTAGTGAATCGAAAGCGAGACGAGTTAGTTCGTTCAGACGGTTGCGATCGGGGTAGCGTTGCTCTTCACGACCGATTGTCGGTGTTGTGTCCGGTACATAAATGTTTACATTTACGGTTGCCACCTGCGAATCTCCGACGACATTTGACAATGAGCCTACGACGATAAATTCTCCCGAAGGATTATTCGGGTAGTGGTCCGCATACATCATCGGCACGGTCTTCCCTAACAGCGAATCCCGGATGCGATCCCAGACGAGTTTGAATATTTCCGTAGAGGTCAGGTTCATCGCTTTTTCGATTTTAAGAATCGAGCGAACTCCGCTTTGAGTTTTTCAGCAGTAGATTCCACCCAGTTTCCCGACCCTTCGAGAACGTCGAAACCTTTAGCCTCGACATATTTCGCGTATTCCATACCGGCTACCCATACGAGATATGTTTTGTTAGCGGGAAGTTCACGGGCGACAGACCGGGCATGTTCAAGCCCTTTGGCATGAGCTTCATCGGCACCTTTGTTCCCTTTAGGATTGCCGTCCGGTCTGACACGGCGGTTATACTTGAAAGATTCAGCAATGATTCTTCCGTATTGTACCACAACATACCCGATGGAGTTGCGTAGGTTACCCGTGTGATCGGTATAACTACCGTGTTCGCGGGCGTACTTCACCACTCTTTCCCCCAACGCCGACAACCATTCTACAGCTTTTCGGTCGTACTCTTCTTTTGCTCGCGCAAATTCAAGTTCCACCTCACGCCAGTTGGTACACTTTACAGCCATAATCTCGTGTTTTCGTAACGTTGTCCGCTTTTGTAGAATCCCTGTACCGGATACGACGCCGTGTCCTTGTCTTTCGGTTTGGCCTCAGTGCGGAGCGAACGGTCGAAGATGTTGAATCCTCGGCTGTCGAATATGCGTACTTTCGTCCCGATAGGAATTGGCTGTGTATCTGCAGGCATCGTAACCTCGAAAGAGTAGAGGAAGGCATCCCCGTTTTGCCCTTTGATTTGCTGTGCTCGTCCATTCTGACGGGCATTGCATCGTCCGATGACACGCCATTCATGCGCACCTTCGATCCACGAACCATCAGGATTTTGCGAGGCGTCCTCCTCGTACCACATTTCGAGCGTATAGGGGAATCTTACCATTGGTCGGAAATGTCGGTAATTTTCGATCGAGTATCGAACTCTTCGGCAATATCGTCCAGCCCGTTTTCCTTTGCGATATGGAAAATGCGCTTTTCCAGTTTGTCCGTGTACGACAATGAATAGCCCCCGTTGCTCTCACTCGCAAGAACAATGAGATTTCGCAGAATGGCGATTGTGGCTTTTGCCACGCTAATTTTATCGGTTACCGTATAGTCTGCTTGAGTGTCTATTCCCTCGTCAATGCAGGCCTTTTCTTTGAGGAAAGGATCCACATCGTAAGGATACAGACTTGCCGATATTGCCTCGAAATTCTTCATACAACTACGATTCTACGGTCAGCGAATAGATGCCGTTGATTTCGGTGATAACCGGAAGTGACAGCGACTGTGCTTTCGTGAACTCTACGCCGTTAGAGTTGTCGGTTTCGCCCTTGCCCCACTGTGAAATGCGGATGCGTCCGTAGTTAGAGTAGGTGACACCCGGCTCTTGCCGCAGCTCGTTGTCGGCATAGGCGTTCTTGATGACGCCCAGTTTGCCCGCAGGTACGAACACGAGGTTCTTGTCGTTCCACGGCGAATACTCCGTAAGTTTACCGTTATCCTGAATACGGGTCATGCGGCGGATGACTTCGAATGTCGGGAATCCGTTCGAACGCATAAACTCGTTCAGGTTCGCCAGCAACAGCGGTGTGGACGACTTGTCACTACCGAATACCGCCAACTTCATCTTCTTGTTGCGGAGGATATACGACAGGCGTTTCTGCGAGAGCAGAATGCGGTCGAACGTAACTTTGTCCTGTGCAGCATCGAGGATGGCTTGAATATCCTCCAGCGTATCGACCGTATCTTTATTGCCATCCGTCCATAACGTTTTCGCGGTGGCAATGTTCTCGCTCGGCATTTTGTAGTCGATCGTACCGCGCACACCACCCTCTGGGTTATTGGACGCGTCAAACGTGAATACGCCTTTGTTCGACAATGCTCCGAGGAAGATGATGTCCAGTTTCGATTGCACGGAGTTCACGACCTTCGTAACATTGTTCCACATCAGATTGATGAGCTGCTGTGTCTTGGCCGAATCGGACAGCATCCGCGAATCGAGAATCTGCAACACCTTACGATACTCTTCGATAGGCATCGAATAAGACATCTGGTGGGTTAATACCTTCTGCTTGATCGTTTCCAGTCCCTCGGTTCCCATGATAGGCTCCTTACCTTTGGAGTCGAGCGTTGCAGCGGCGACGCTCAAATTGTACGAGCCGATCAACTCCTCGAAGTTCAGTCCGACGGTGGGGGTGTCCCAGTCGAGGAATCGCTCGTAAATATTTTGGTCGAATAGCCGCTTACGCAGTTCAGAGGCGGCATCGATGCGAATCTGCACCTGTTTAGTCAGTTCGCCGAAAATGGATGAATAAAATACTTCGTTCATTGTTTACCTCCTCTTTTACTGTCGTACATACTTGATTTCGGGGTTGTTCTTCAGGCTGTAACCCTGAAGCCATGCAGCAGGGACGGGATAGGCTACATCCTTGAGGATGATACCTGCATATCCGGCCGATACGGTCTGGAATCCGTTATTGGCGGAATAGACCATGTCGGTTTCGACAACTGCATCAGGCAGATTGTCGTCCGAGAGGACATCTACGCCTTCAGTCGCACCCGTTACGGCCGCTGCGAACGTGATCACATCGTAATCTGCATTTTTGGTATCAATGCTTTTTACGGTCGAATTTGACTCGCCGACCTTAACCGCATCTCCTACTTGGAGCATGGAACCCTTCTTGACATGTGGAGCAGTGGTTGTGCCGCCCGACAGAACACGTGCACTCTTGCATATGGAACATTCCATGTTGTCGAAGTCGAGCTTGATCGGCGTACCTTTGGGAATCTTTGTCCCTTCGGGATAGGTTCCCTTCAGTTTGAAGTCCCCCGGCAATACGGCGAACTCACCGCGCCAGAATATGGGGAAACCGCCCTTTACTTTTGTTTTTTCAAATACGATTGCCATGATTTTACGTTTTGGTTACTCTTTGTCCGGAAGTGTTTCAGCCCACGCCTTTGCGAGTTCTTTGCCCTGCGCTTCGGGCGTGGACATCGGGAATCCCGAACCTTTCCCTTCCAGCCCTGCGGTAACCAGATTTTTCTGCACGTTTGCGAGGTAGTCGCCGATCGTTTTTTCATCTGCATCGTCGGCGATGACGAATCCCTCTTTCATGCGCCACTCCGGAATACCGAGTTCTTTTGCCTTTGCGGAGATGAGATTGGCCCGGTCGTTCTTGGCCTTTTCAGCTTTCAGAGTATCGCTCTCCGCTTTGATGGCGTTGTAACGCTCCTCCTGTTGCTTCTTGTAGGCTTTGAACCACGCAGGTTCCTCATCGTCGGGTTCGTTTTTTTTGCCCTGCCCGCCCCCATTTGCAGGAGATGCCTCACTCTTTGCCTTGAGTTCGTCATACAGTCCTTTCAGTGCGTTGTACTCGGTGCGTGCACGATCAGCGTCAGACTGGAAAACTTTAAGGAAAGGTTCGACCCCGCTGACTGCGGTTTCAATTTGCGATTCATCGGTGACGGATTTTTCCAAAATGGAGGCTACTCCGTCGAGAGCCTTCGCTCCGAACCCCAAATTAGAATACTTGGTTTTCAGCGCTACGAGAATTTTCTCTTTCATGTTTTTTCGTTCTATATGGTTTCGAATAAATCATCATATTCGCACAAAAAAGGTCTGTCAGCCGACGCCAACAGACCCACTAACAATTACATGAAGGTTATATCGTTCTGCAACTGGTGGGCTGCGACTTCACAGCCTCTGCGACAAAAGTCAGTATGTTCGGCACATTATGCAAATTATTTTAAGGAAAAATTCGTTAAAAAAAGAGGAGAGCAATTCTCACTGTCGGAAAATAGCTTTATTGAAATGATTCATTCCAAAAAGTGCGAAAAATAGTGCAAGAAGGAGAGGTATCCCGCAATGGGAAATTAGATTGGGTTTGTGTCTAAATTGTGTGCCCGACTAAAAACAAACCAGTCACCTACAGGGCTGTAAGTGACTGGTTTTCTGTGTGGTGCCACCGGGAATCGAACCAGGGACACAAGGATTTTCAGTCCCATAATTATATTTTTGAATAATTATGTGTTGTTTGAATTTTTATATGAAAATCAATGTTTTAAGCTTCCAAATGTGGCGATTTTATTTTGTTTATTTTTATCTATTTTTGTTTGTTTTTGTATTTTTGTGTCGAAATTGTGTGTTGAAATAATAATTATCCTATCAAATGAACTATTCAAAAGACGGAATAACAGTTGCGCCCATAATAGATACGAGTCATCCGAAAAAGAACGGAAAGTGCCCCGTAAAAATTCGTGTAACCTATCGCCGGGATCGTCGCTATTATCCGACGGGCAAAGACCTTACCTTGGATGAGTGGGAAGGTCTGACTACAACGAAGGTTCGCGCCCTTGTGGCCGTTCGTAAAGATATAGAAAGCAGTTACCAAATTGTTCGTGGGGTTGTTGAGGAATTGGCACGCGACGGTATTTTTTCATTCGATAGCCTCAACAAGCGATTGAAACGTTCGGGGGTTGATACTCTTAACCGTGCATTTGCGGCTAAAATAGCGGAATTAAAAGAGCAGGATCGTATCGGGTCAATGCTGGTTTATAATGTTGTTATACAGGGATTGGAGCGGTTTGCCGGGGATCGTATTGCTCTTGAATCTATAACGGTGGATTGGGTAAGACGTTATGAGCGCTTTCTACTCGGAGAAGGTAAGAGCCGTACAACGATCGGAATACACATGCGCCATTTACGAGCCATATTGAACGATGCTTGTCGATGCGATGCGATTAAACCCGCGCAATACCCGTTCGGCCGAGGGAAATATGAAATACAGGCCGGTGAGGGCCGTAAATTGGCTTTAACGCTGGAGCAGATCGGGCAGATCGCCCGCTATGAGGATGGGAACGAAGCAACGGCCAAATACCGGGATTATTGGCTGTTCCTCTACTTGTGTAACGGGATCAACGTCGCCGATTTCGTGAAATTGCGGTATCGTGATATTGTGGACGGTGAAATCTGTTTCGTGCGTCAAAAGACCGAGCGCACGACTAAGACCCGTAAGGAAATCCGGGTCGCGGTAGTTCCCCAGATGCAAGCTATTATCGACCGCTGGGGTAATACTCCAGCACCGAATAACTTTATTTTCCCAATTCTCGACGGGTCGGAGGATGCGGTGCAGAGCCACGCTAAAACAATAGCCGCTACCGGGTTAATCAATAAACGGATGCGGATGATCGGGGAGCAGCTCGAAATTGGGAACATATCGACCTATACGGCGCGTCATTCGTTCGCTACGGTGTTGAAGCGTGCCGGGGCGAATATCGCCTACATATCGGAAAGCCTCGGCCACCAAGATCTGAAGACGACGGAAAACTACCTTGCCAGCTTCGAGCGAGAGGAACGAGAGAAAAATGCTGCATTACTGACGAATTTTTAATACGATTATTTGCATAATGCGCCGCAGTGCAGTACCTTTGTCATATCGTGTTATTTTAGTTGGAATGATCGGCGGGGCACATCTTATTTCCGTCGGTCATTCCGTTTTTACTGCATTTCTCCTCTTGGATGTGGTGAATAGCAACAACCTCACGCCTAACCGACGCACTATTTCGCCGGACAAAGGGTGTTTCATTTTGGAACAGTGCTTACAGTGACGGAGAGAATGTCCGCCAAATGGACGATGAAACCTGGTGTTAATAGATTTTGCCTTTCCTGTTTCACCTTGCGAACGATGCTATTCTTGCTTTTGTAGTTTATAGGCGTGCACGATGCCTCATACTTTGCCTCAACTCCTTATGCAACACCTTGCAACTTATTCCCTACGTACTGCGCTTTTGCCAAGAGTTATACGGCATCGCGATTGATGAACAGCGAATCATTGAAGTGTTTTTTGTTTTCCCCTATGAAATACGGCAAATTCTTCGCCTTTTCGATTCTTTCGGTGTTGTCCTCGACCCATCGTTTGAAGTTGTCGGGCACATCCTTGACCTCATTCAGCGGTTCCTCCCAAAAATCCCTATCCGTGCCCTCGTTGGCTATAATTGGCACTGCATAGCACTTGCAGTTCGGGTGCCACCCGATGAATTTGAAAGATTTCGGATATTTTCCCTCCATTGCGTCACATATTTCCAGCGGCGCACGCCCTTTTTTGAAGCGCGGATACCAGAACTTTGCCAGCCACTGTACGTGCGATTTTGATGTTTTTACCTCATATCCGACAATAAAATCAAGTTGTTGCCAGCGGATACTGTCGGCTTCACGATAAGCGCTGTTTATTTCGGTGCGAGCCATACGCATAGCATTCTGATAAGATGACCGGTAAACGCCTTGCCCAGGGTGATAAGCCTGCGCCACTTTCGACAGGGTAAGATTGCCGAACGCATTTCGGACACGTCGAAATAGTTTGTCCGGCTCATTCAGATAGACGCGTACATCACGGCTTATATCGGCAGCGCTTCGGCCTTCGCTGATACCTATAGATAAGGATAATTCTATGTGCCGTTCGAACTGCTTGGCGATACTCCAAACTCTTTCGGATAAATTATGCCCGTAAGTTGTTCTACGTTGAAATGCCTCAAGTGCACCGAGATTGTGAAGCATCCATCCTTTTTTCGGATTGTCGAATAGTTGTTTTACCCATGAATCGTTCTTGTCGTTGGCAAAAAACCATTCCGAAGTGATCCCCGCTGTAATTATAGTGGACAACTTATTTCGGAATGAAGATAACGAGGCATCGGCTTGTTTACTACGGCTTTTGTTTGATGAGAAGGCGAACAATCGCCCCGTATTGGGTTGATATTTATATCCCATTCCCAGTCGAATCAATTCATCCGAGGCCACATCATACAAAGCCTCTATCTGTCGTAGATATTCTTCGACATGCGTTTTATGCTGTTGCTCCCATTGGGCGGCTTTCAAATTCAATCCGGGCATCGTTTCGAATTAGAATGTTGGCTCTATAATATTGTTCATAGATGCCTCTGCCTTCGCTTGCTTTATTCGCTCGATTTCAGCGGTAACATCATCGGCCGTTCCCATTAGTTCAACGCCCTTTTCCAGCGACATAACGCCATCCTGCACAGCACGGCCTATAGCCGCCCAACGTGCGGTGACATCTTCATTGAACGGTTCGGCAAATTCGTGTTCTATTTTGAGCGCAGCCAAATCAGGACGCAAATGAATATGGGTTACATTCATCATAATAGCGAGAATAAGATTTTTCTCCCTATCTACGGCTATGTCGTATATCTCTTTATTATTTTCGCGCTTGATATATCCCAGTACCATCGCGCGTTTGATCGCTTCGCCCGACAAAGTTCCCAGCCCAGCCATTTTCTCGGGTGTAAACTCGGGCGTGAAAGTGTCGAACAAGATGGACTGCGCGAGGTCTTCCTTTTCCCGTTGCTGCGTCTCGGAAGAGGTCGGTGGATTGATGTACTCGAATTTTGAATCCGCTCCGGTCATCCGAATCATTTTCCCGGGCTTGTCGGCTCGACCTTTCAAAAAATCTACGACATCGCCCGTTGCTGCGGCGATAGGGTCTGCGAAATAGTTATTTGTGTCGGATATTTTGCTGTCTATATCCTCCTCGCGGTCTATGCGGGGGTTGAGGCCTCCCCACGCTTTATCCTGTCGGTAGTAGATAACATTGATTTTTCCGGTTGGATTGGGAGTTGCAATAACCTCCCAATTAAGAGATCCTCGTTTGCATCGGTAGATCGTATCAGGTGTTTGAATATCGAAATGCTCGATAGTTGATGTCCCCTCTTTAAGGTAGTACCCATACCCGAATGCAATGAGGTTCTCGTATAGGTCGAATAATGGACGTAGGGTGTATCCTTTCGACTTGCAAATTACCACAACTTTTACCTGCGGTTGGAAATTCTCGTCCCGATAGATGTGGTAGAGCTTGGCACATTCAGTTTCTGCTCCCGCAATGCGTTTTGCTTTACGCATGGAAACGTTGAATCGTGTATCTTGCAAAAATTGATTATATGCTTCGAAAGCCTCGTCCGAACCTTCGTTGTTCACCTTCTTCCATCGTATCGGATTCCCGAGCAGAAAGAATAGTTCCACCTCATTGATGTACTTCTGTCGTGCACGAGGCAACTTCTCGGTACGATAAGGCTCCTGGCCTTTCCGCATCTTATCGGCCTTTCGCATAATACGGTGGAGTTCGGGGTTATATTCCTGAATCGCCTGCAAAACCTCCGTATCGCGATTCTGCATAAGTGTTTGAGCCTGTGTAATGTCTTTGTCCTTGATAAGCGTAAGCAGATCACGTTCTGCACCGGTTGCATTCAGATATTTATTGCGTATCGCATTGAGTAGGTTGTCTATAAATCCCATATCCGTACTTTTTACCAAATTCCTAAATCCTCTTTGTCTAAATCTTCTTCATTGTTGAAATACCCCCGCTTTTCGATTACTCCGGTCAGGGCATCTTCGGCGTCGTCATGGCTGTTGAACTCCTGCTGCTTACGGTATGATTTGACATGCGAGGCGAACTCCGGCCATTTGTGCTCCCATCCGGTCGGAAAATAAATAAGGTTTTGCACTTCATTCGATCGCGTGAAAATACGCACCCTTTTGTTGGCGGTCTGCGTAAATGGGTTGAACGATGTAAAGTTGTTACCGATTATTCGGCACTGCGCCTCAACATTGCGCCCGAAAGACCTGCCGCCATTGTTGCTCTCGACGTAGCAGATCTCCGTCTTGTTTCGGGACAGCATCTCGGCTGTTGCCGGCTCGGTATATTCCATCGGTTTCTGTGTATATAAAATGTCCGTCACGAAATTGCCGATGGGAGTTTCCGTATAGCAAATAGAACACAGATAGTCACTGCCGGTATCAGCGGTATCCGTGTAGTTCTTTCGCTTCATAGATGCTGCATATGGAATTATGTCGTATGTCTTAAACTCTCCATACATCAAACCTTCCAGCGGCTTCGGGTTCTGCATATATTGCGTTTCAAAGACAAATGAGTTCGATCTCTCGATTTTGTGCAGTTCCTCCAGCGTATGCTTAAATTCCCAGAGAGGCTGTTCCTGTCCGTTTTCGTCATGCCAGATGCAGGGCAACGAAAGTACCGTCCATTCCTCCGGCTCGATCTCCTGAAGATAGCCGCATAGATCGTGCTCATGGAGCCGTTGCATAATGATTATGATAGGCGTATTGCGCGAGTTCACGCGGTTGCGGATAGTCGATTCAAAGCGATTGTTCACCCGCTCGCGGATCGTTTCGGATAGTGCATCTTCCGGTTTGATCGGGTCGTCGATAACAATAGCTCCCGCAAAATCGCTTTCCCACGCAGGAATAAAATCACCCATTTCGCGCCGCTCCCTATACGGATCATTTACTTGACCTGCACCAAATCCTGTAACCTGTCCTGCTGCACTTACTGCATACAGTCCGCCTCCGACGGATGTATACCACTTTTTAGCATTCTTGCTTTCGACGACTACTTCAGGGAAAAGCCGCTGGTAGTAGTCTGATTGTACCGTTTCATTGATCTCTTTCGAGTTGTCGAGAACAAGATCATCGGAGTATGATAGGTGTATGAACTTACTGCGGGGGTTTAACGCCAGCCCGTAGGCGATGAAGTTCTTAGAGACAAGTTCGGTCTTGCCATATCGTGGCGCAATATTGATAATAAGACGCTTTATTTCGCCACGGACGACTTTGTCAAGAGCTTCGCATATTTTGCGATGATGATCGCCGACAATAAACCGCATCCCCGTCTTATGCTTGAACATGTAACGGGTGAAATTCAGCATACCGGAAAGACAGAAGGTACGCTCTATGTCTATGTCGCGAATCGGAGTAGTGCGTTAATACTCTTCGTTAAGTTTTAACCCATATTGTCTTGCCTCTTCGGGAGAGAGAGTGCGAGGTGGAATAAGTTCGGCACCATCTGCTCCTGTAACCTCTTGACGTTCTACATATCCCCGTTTTTTTCCGCGTGTTTTGAGAGTGAAAATGATCGCTGTTTCGGAGGGACGTTCGATCCAACCGGCAAATCTCTTTTCGCCATTCTCGTCCTTTTCGATGGCCGGAACGCCGGCAACCAATTTACGCAGGTTGCTTTCGGCCAAATCAACGAACCGTTCACGGGAATCTTCGAGGGCTTGGGCGAATTGCTCATCATCATTGCACCATGTGTAAATTGTGCTACGCTCTACACCTAAATTAGCAGCTATGTCTGACAAAATACCGCCGCAAGCATTTGCAACCTTGCGAAAGGTATCTAATTTCGGTTTTTTGGAGGGCATTGCCATTTTTTATACTGTCGTTTTTGTCGTTATTCGACCCGTTCAACCATATCCGAGAACATTTCGCCGGGGATTATTTTGTCGTCTGGCCTGAACCCGAACCGAAGCATGAATGATGATTTCGCCCTATAAGACTTAAAGTTGAGCATTACATAGGATTCGATGTCTTCCGCTTTTTGCTCTGCCTGTTGACGAATCTGTTCTTTCATCTCCTTTACCGCGGCCTTGCGTTCCTCAAACGGTCGTTGTATCTCTTCGAAATCACCTAACGTATCAGACAGTTCTGAACTTATTTCGTCCTGCATGACGGATATACCGTATATGTTCATGTCTGCTTCAGAAAGGCCAGCGGCTTTATAGTCTATTTCCGGTACAAGTACTTTTATTTTCTCCATGTCGAATTCTCCCATTGCGGAGGGCGAGTTCATGAAGATATTTTGTTCGCGCTCTGTCTTGTCGTCTAACTCTACAGCTTCTACCTTGATCTCATAATCCGTTTCAGGTGTCCCGTCGTAATTGTTGATGATGTCAAGCGTCTGTACGCGCTTGTGCCCTGAAACCAGATAAGATGACAACTGATTCCATACGATACCGCCCAGATAGCCGACAGTTTTAAAGTTCTTTTTGAGCTTCTTGATGACTTCAGGGTCTTCTTTGCGTGGATTGTATGGAGCAAAGTTGATTTGTGATCGCTTGATTACGACCGTTTCACTTTGCTTGTATTTGGGCTGCTGCTCTTTTCTCTTCGTCATATCGCAGTAATATATTTCGGGATAAGGGGAATACTTTGTAAATCTTTTCGAGGTCTTGCGGATAATGCCGGCGGAGGTAATCGAATACCTCCGGCAAAAACGTCAGACCTTGCGATTTGTTCTTGTTGTAGGATATGGGTTCAGGCAGTTTCTTTGCCTTGATGTAGGCCATGACGTCCGATTTCTTCCACTTGGATAGAGGATATACCTTGTTCGTATTGCTTATAGCTTCGTTCTCGTATCCGCGCAACATAAGACAGCGATTCATTCCGTCCGACTGCTTCATTCCATAGAAAGAGTAAGATATTCCCGTCTTCATCCGGACGGATTCATCAACGTCTTTCAACGATAACAGCTTTACATTGGGGTTAGGAATGCAGTATAGCCCACAACGCAAAACACGCGTCAACGTCCAATGGGGGACTTGCAGTATGGTAACATTGGCATAACGAGCTTTGACTGCTCGCAAATAGTTGTCAATGTGGTCGAGGCCCTTGACGAAATACATGAACACGCAAACGATCTCTTTGAAGTGCGGAGCCATTAGGTCGAGCAATACCTCGCTGTCTTTGCCACATGAATAAAAAAGGATCGCCCTGTCCGTTTTTTGACGGACAGAGGCAATCACTTCGTTTGCATGGTCTATCGGGGTCATGATTAACCTGTTGCCATGCCAAAGGCGGCGCGAATGTCGCGTGCACGACCGGCACGATTCGTCGCACGACCGCCTACTGCACGATAACGAACACGGCTAGCGCCTGTCGTCCGATTGATTCGATTTCTTACTGAATTTCGAGTGCAGCTTGAATTTTAGAAGTTTGACAATATGATTTAACCTACGGAAAGGCCTCGGGCGGCAGATTGCCTAGCTCTTGTATATGCACTGGTCGCCCTTGCATACCTATTCGCAATAACACCATTTCGGCCACCCATATTTGCGAGGCTACTTAATCCTACAGCAGGATTAGGCGTGCGGCGTCGCAATTCACTCGTTATACGGCTGTATTGCGCGTCAAGCTGAGTTGCTGTTTTTTGTCTTCGTCTTCGAGTGCAGCAATGATTTTAAGGGTTTAACAATTCATTTTCTCGATTACCTTGCCGAGGTGGTAGTCGATCTCGGTCATGGTATATTCGTTACCGTTGTGCTCGTACACAATCGGCTCTTTCGTCTCTTCGTCGCAAACATCTACCAGCTCGACGCCTTTGACTTCGACCAGCGCGCCGGGGCGATTCTTTTCGTAACCTACCCAGAACTGTATGGCATCGTAGTGGTTGATAACCGTATCAACGCCCTTCTCGCTGTCCCACGCCGATTCGGGCACGTCACTGTCTTTCTTGTAGACTTTGCCTGTGTTGTTGTCTCGGTATGAAATGTATTTCGTGTTGGTCGGGCGTACTTCGCGGGTCTCGACCGTTTTTTCACCCGACAAAATGGCGTCGAACCATTTTTGTTTGATGATAAGCGTTAAAATTTTCATAGCCGTAAATTTCATTAGTAGCGGGGGCAAGAATCGAACTTGCGCCTGCGGGACACTAACCCGCCGTGGTAACCTCTGCACTACCCCGCATATATCTGTTCGATGCAAAAGTGGACACGTTCGGCACATTATGCAAATCTTACTATTGAATTATTTATTAAAAATACGATTTTTTATTGAGAGCTGCAATTTTTAAGGTCTTTTCTTCACACACCCTTTGCAGCGGATAATCTCAAGCACTACTGCGTCATATTTGACGATCAATAGGCCGTCGCGATTGTTGTCTGCACCTTTGTAGGCTTTACACCCACACTTCAGCCGCGTGCGGTGACATGTCGCGTCCGTCAATTCGAATGCCTTTTTGAGTAATGTCAAATCGCTGCGTTTTTCTACGTACATCGTTGGTTTCATATATTATATAACTTTTACAAAGTTGAACATTCTGAATGACCGCCAGCCCTCGGCAACCGTATCGTAATAGGTTACGAGGTGTTTGTTAGGCTTACGGTCGTCACCTTTTGTTTCGGGGCATAAGTCGTCCTTAAGCGTACCGAATGCCTGTCGCAATTCACCCGTACTCGATTTGAGGTAGAAGAACTGCACGATGCCCGCGCGCATCTTTATCTTCAATTTGAACACCTGCCATGCCTTATGCAGACACTCAGCAAAGGTTACACCCGTCGCGCGGCACATCTGCCACGCCGTGCGCATGATGATGGAAAGGTCGGTTCGTTTCATTGTTATATAGGTTAAAAGTTGGTTTTTAGTTTGAGTAGTCGCAAGCACTCTTTCAACTCGCTGTCTGTGTATTTCTTGGCGATCTCTCGTGATATGCCGTTTGTGTTCATTGCGATTTTGATCGCAGCCTCTCTGTTCACCTTGAAGGATTTTCTTGTCTTCATAGCTTTTCAATTTTTTCAAATGTAACATAATACAGCCTATTGCCAACGAGTACCATTGCGATATTCAGTTTATCGAACTGTCCTCGATATTCACCAGTATTGCGTCCGAATCTCACCGGGTCGCCAATTTTTATGTCTTTCATATCTTTCATTTTTACCACCGGCGGCAGGTGCCGCCACGCTTCGGGCCTGAGGTCTGTTTATAGCCGCCCGAACGGCTTTTTAATCGAGTTTGTAAAGCAGCAACTGGCAATCTTCAACGTGTAGAACTCTCGTCGGTTCGACTTTGTCGATGTATCCGAAGAAGTCGTTTTTATCTGCATAGACGTACGCCCACTGGCCTTTCAGTTCGATTTCTTCTCTTGTGCCGAAATAGGCTACGGTGTCATCTACCTCTTCAACAAGGCCCCATGCCTCATTGCCAATACCTTCTCTGTTGATCGCGTCGATCACTTTAAATGCAAATGCGTTCATAGTTCTATTGTTTTTATTTGTTAGTTCAACATTTTCTTCAACCAGTCAGCAGCTTCTTTGTCTTCTTCGCCGTCCTCGTCATAAACTGCTTCAACGGCTACCGTTTCGTCCTCGATCGACCAGCTCGGCGCCGTCCAGTAGTCACCCTTGTCCTCGACGATCTCGGCGTCGTATGCGATAACGGCCGTAATACCGTTACTCTCGATCTCGAAGGTCTCGGCTTCGCCGTTGAGCTTCGTAATGTACGCTGCCGCCTGCTTGGCGAGGTTTTGCATCGTGGTATAGGTTGCCGTTGTCATAGTTATTATAGCTATTGGTTTTATTTTCTGATGCAAATATAAAGCTATAAATTTAATTATGCAAATAAAAATTAAAGTTTTTGCTATTATTTTTGTAGAAAAATAAAGTTATAGCTACATTTGTACCAACACCAAACATTTAAAGCTATGGATATAAAGAGATCAATAAAAGCTAACGGCTTAACTGTTAAAGAAGTGGCCGAAAGAATGGGAATTACACCCGTAGGACTTAGCCAACATATTAATGGGAATCCGAGTGTAGAAGTGCTTGAACGTATCGCCGCTGCTATTGGCTGTAACGTGGGGGATTTTTTCGCCCCTCAGCCGACGAACACGATAATGTGTCCGAAATGCGGTACGGTGCTGGAGATAAAAGAAAAGGAATAAATAAAACTACATTCCTATGACACAAAAGCAGGCCATACAGTTGTTCGAGGACCGCAAGGTGCGCACCGTTTGGGACGAGCGGACGGAGACGTGGTATTTTTCCGTTCTCGACGTGATCTCCGCTCTGACGGACACCGTGAATCCGACCGATTATTTCAAGAAGATGCGCAAGCGGGATGAAGCGCTCGCCTCGTTCGTGGGGACAAATTGTCCCCAGATAGCCATGAGGTCAGAAACGGGAGTGATGCGCAAGACGCTGGCCGGAGATGTGAAAACCGTCCTGCGGATTATCCAGTCGATTCCGTCACAGAAAGCCGAGCCTTTCAAGCAATGGATGGCGCAGGTGGCAAGCGACCGCCTCGACCAAATGCAAGACCCTGAGTTATCTATTGAGCAGGCCGTAGCCGATTATAAACGCCTTGGATATTCGGATACATGGATTAACCAACGCTTGAAAAGTATCGAAGTCCGTAAACTTCTCACTGACGAGTGGAAACGCGGGGGCGTTGATGGAACGCAATATGCCACCCTTACGGACATTATCACGAAGGAGTGGGCCGGACGTACCACGAAAGCCTACAAACGTTACAAGGGGTTGAAAAAGGAGAACCTGCGGGATAATATGACCAATGTCGAACTGCTGTTGAACTCATTGGCCGAGGCCTCTGCTACCGAACTTTCCCGAAACGAAAATCCAATAGGTTTCAAGGCCAACGCCAACGTCGCCAAACGGGGCGGTACAGTAGCTAAAGTTGCCCGACAACAACTCGAAAGCCAACTCGGACACTCTGTCGTATCACCCCTCAACGCTCGGCAATACCTCGGAACGTTGCCCGACAATCCGCCACCCGAAACAGCGCACCTTACTTCAGCGGTAAAATCGACGAAACCGATTACATGCGACACCTCAAACGAGGAGGAATAAATAGTTCTCAACTTAAAAACACAAATGAAACTAAAGTAATAAACGCATCGAATTCGATGCGTTTTAGAATATGAAATGTAATATGGAACCGTCTCTGAATATTCGATCATTTCGAATAGGCAATTTAGTGTATAACTCCCATCTTGAGCGAATTGGGTATATTGCAGAAATTACGCGTGCAGACATGACGTTATTTCATGGTGAGATGCTAATTAAGGAAGCCGGATTTTATCATGAGATTTTAGATAAAGTAGTATTAGGAGATGTTAGGCCTATACGTTTGACTCCAACGTTATTGGAAAAATGCGGCTTTGAGAAAGAATTTAGCGACTGTTACCAACGATTTGACTACTATATCATCCCCCGTGTGATATGTTTATCTCCTAAAAAAGAAGGGTTCTGTTGGCAGGTGGAAGACGAAATCGACGATTGCAATGTGGATGTGCCCATAAAGTATCTGCACCAGCTCCAGAATATATATTTTACATTGACCGGAACGGAGCTGAATGTAGAAAAGATATATGATGCGAGAATGTAAAAAGCCGAGTTCCCTCGGCTTTCTGTTTATCATTTCAAACCGACCGAATCAAAAATAGGGTACGGTTCGATATGTCATTTTCTCGGTTCATGATTGAGGCGGGATTGTGAGTTGATTATCTTTTTTAGTCGGTCTCGACCGCAATACCTCCAATATCACTCGGTCACCGTCGAGAACCAGCATCCCGTGCCGACGGGGATCACCACCTTTTGTGCGGTGCTCGGCCTCGCATTCGGTGCGGATCCGGACACAACGGAAACCTGCGGCTTCGAAAGCCGATCCGATTAACGATAGGTCGCTGCGCTTGGATACATATACTTGCTTGTTCATAGGTCAATCTTTGGATTGCGGGTTCGTAACACTTACCAACTGAAACATTGCCTCGGTAGTATCGGAGAAGATGTTGTTGATATTGGCCAGCAAGCATCGGAGAGAGGTAAGCTGAAGCGTCTTTCGGCACTCTATGATATTGCCATATGGATCCCAAACGCCGCGTATCTTCACGCCTCGGACGACCATTGTGCCACTCACGCCCAATACGGTGGTCTGGGTTACATCGCGCAGCACTTTGTCGATCTTGACGGGCAAACCGCACATCGTGCAATACGAGTTGTCGCCAAGCATAGTGTCGAAATCGAACTCTTGCGTATTCACTTCTGGAAAAATCATCATCTTATCCATATTATTTTCTGAATTTATAAGTTTGCTTTTTGAATATTAAATTATAGATGCCGATAAAAACGTCTTTTATGTTGGCATAAAAGATTACTACATTAACAAAAGCGCATAACCCCATAAAGAAAGCGACAAAAACAAGTGTCAAGATTTTCCAAAAAGGAAGTTCTTCTGTCAATGAAGGATGGGCAGACCCAAGTTCTACCACGTCAATTAGCGAGAGAGTTGTGAGTGTGAGGCATCCGATTGCGAATATTAGGCTTGCAACACACTCCCAACAGGACAATTCGGAGCTATCGTCCTCATTGTCTTGGAAACGTGTTTCCATGATTATTTGGTTTTAGAGTTGAACATTTCGATACTGCCTTTCGGCTTAAATTCTCCCTGTTGATTTGGGACACTTGCCGCTTCGATGCGGCTCATACGTTCGATGCGCTTTTTCATGGATGTTTAGCAATAAAAAACTGCGTTACGAGTTGCTCGGCCTTCCATGCAAGCCGTCGGGCGTTTCCGCTACCGAACTCGACGCAGTTAGATTAAACTGTATGGATAGATACAATATATCCGATATTGTGGACATATTGTATCGCATGGAAGTTTAGCAATGCAAATATAATGATTTTGTAGGGAATAACAAAGGCGAGATTTATTCTCGCCTTTGTTTTGAAACATATATCCTATCTGATTACTTTTTTTGAAGTTTTATTTCCAGTGTTGTATTATCTCCTGCTACACCCATAGACACTTCGGCAATTCCGTTTGAGATAGAATGTACTTTGTATCTGTATAATTCTTCCCCGTCTATATAAGTATATATCATATCCCCTTCAGCTTTGTATGTTCCTGAACCGTTGCCAAAATACCCGCTTCCCGAATATGTACCATTTTCATAAAATACAACAGAGAATGCAAGATTTGTGTGTGGCGGTTGGGTTATATCTATCCATTCGCCGTTACTTTGTATGGCAATTCCCTGCCATGTGCCATAAAGATTCTCAATGTCGAACTTGAACGATTCTTGCTCATCCTTTTCACATCCCGTAAAAGTAACTGCACAAATAACAGCCATCAAAAGTAAAAATTTTTTCATAACATAAATTGTATTGGTTAGATGCTGCAAAGTTACAAAATTCCCCCCCCCGCAAAATAATGAGCCTATTTTTTTGAAGTTGTGCCGAAAGTTCCGAGGTTTGTAAAAACGCTGAAGCTATGATTTGGATTTATATTTTGCTATTCGTGATTATTGCGTTGATTGTGTATTTGATCTATCTTGTTCGTTTTTGGGGCAGAACTAATATTGAATTGACAGGTGATACTTATACTGGATTAAACAATGTTCTGTGTAGAATATTGAATCAAGACAGATTAAAAAAGTAATTTACTGATTTTTTGCATTGCAATCCAAGTCCATTCAAAAATAGTGTGTCCCCAAAATTGAGAGGCGCAAATAGATATGATAGCTAATGCAATAGCCCAATGCGCTTCGCGCCTACTTATTTTTAAATTGCGAAGTTCTAAATTATCCCGTTCTTCTTGTTTGCGTTGTTCGTTATAGATGACTGCACATCCTCCCTGGTCTTTACACACTGATAAATTAGCCGCAGCTTTTAACCATATTCCACCCCCTTTTATTTCAATGACCATATGATCTTCAAGAACGCGCAGTATTCGCATCCGTTGTTCTTCATTTGGGATTAATGTTTTGACGGCATCCATATTAAAATAGGCCGGATTTCTTGATAATTCATTTAGAAAAACGTCGGCAATGTTAATGTCTCCTTTTTGTAGTTTGGCTATCATAAGGTTCATTGAATAGTAATTCAATCTGAAATTTGCATCGGCTCCTATTTTTTAACTCTTCTTTGAATGCTTATTATCAGGTGTCTGAATTACAATATATTTTTGTAATTCATTGATATACATTATTTTAGCTCCAATTTTATGGGGGGGGGATTTTTGACCCCTAGATCTGTCGGAGCAGCCGGAAAGCCTGTAGAAACGCCTGAAATCGACGCAAACAGCCTATCGTAACGAACATTAAGGTCTTCCATCAGTTTATCGGCGACCTTTACGTCTTCTTTCCGCAGTAAGGTTTCCAGATGCAATATGCTGTTTAGTTAGTTCCACGTTCTATTTTCGGCGGGCCGGGCCTCTCCCGCCGGATTTGGGGCTTCCTTTATTTCAGATAAAATTTAACGGTTGATATGAGTTGGTCCGATAGTTTGTAAATGTCAGTAAGTGCTGTAATTAAATGTTTTGTTCCTTTCTTTTCCTCGTCAAACGTTTCAACATACTTTTTCCCTCCGTTGAAATGCAAGCGACAAATAGGCTTTCGATTGTTATCATCGAAAAGGATAGCGAAATATGACTGCGCATCCCGATCTACGACCCGATCAAGATCAACGGTATTACAGAGAATAGCTCGCACGATGTAGAATCCCATAAGTTCTTCATCAGTGGTTACTATCTTATTTCCATCTTGCATATCCTCTTCATTTGCAACCGATTTCTCCGTGGAGACATTTGAGGACACCTCGACCGACGGAACGTCAGGCGTAATGGCAGATTTAAGCCTTTCGTTTATATAGTCATTCGTGTACTGTTGAAATGCCCGTTGAATCATCGGACGGAACTCGTCAATGATGTTCTTTGTTACCACTCCGTCATAAACCTGTTTAGTCATAAATTTCACAAATAAATCGGATGGATTACTACTTTCCTTGACAATCAATGACCGAAGCGCATTTATGTACTTCATTTCTGTGGCGGAATTGAGTATCATATACGTATTATACTGGTCATGTCGGAATTGCTTCAACTTCTCAATATGGCTATCCTTTAAGTTAAGCATATCTATCTCAAAGAACGGCTTATCGTCCATTTTGTTAGGAGTGTCCAGATCTGTATAGAACTGATAGTTGATTCCATTCGTTAGTACTCCAAATTTGGCCTGCGATACATGGTAGTAGCGGAATAGTTGCGCCTTGTATTTGCTTAAGTCAGCCGACCAATGTTTACACTCAATTAGCATGATCGGCTCGCCGTCCATACATACGGTATAGTCGATTTTTTCGCCTTTCTTCGTTCCATAGTCGCAAATACATTCGGGTGTAACCTCTTCCGGATTGAAAATATCGTAGCCGAGTGCTTGCAAGAACGGGAGGACAAATGAGGTCTTTGTTGCCTCCTCCGTCTTTACATTGTCTTTGAGTTTGCCGACGCGCTCAGCAAGGATTAGAAGTTCGTCTTTAAAGTCCATAGAGTTGGTTTATTTTGAATTATTATCGTCTATATATTTGAGCACGCGTTGTAGTATTTCTCCGTTTTGACGGATGATTTCTGAATTTTGGGTCAATATTATTTCGTATTGCCGATCTCTTTTCTCGAAAAACGAGATGAATTTTTGATCTTCCATACTTGAAATAGAGGGTTCGCGATTACTATAATATAGTAGTATGTATTTAGCATTTGCTTCACTCGGCTCTACCTTGCCACTTAACCATTGACCTATAATCGATTGGGATAATCCCGTGTCCTGCGATATACGATATGCCGTATAGCCCAATTCTTTAAGTAGGTTTATGGCTTTATGTTTCAAATCTTCATTCATGTCGCGATATTTTTATAATACTACATATAAGTATAAATATTTCCAATATAGAATACTTTGATATTTTATTGTTGTGCTAAAATATTTTAGTATATTTGCATTGTAATTCAATTATTGTATGACAAATTTAATTACAAATAGCGAAAAATCAAGAGGTAACAATGCTGTAGCATTGCTTTTACCCTTCGAACGGTATGTTCAAAGTATCACTAACCTTGAAGAACGCAAGCGACTTTGTGATACTTGCAAGCAGGCTATCGGTATTCGAAGCGACACTCAATTATGGAACTACCGCGTAGGCAACGTCCGGCCTGATATACTGAAGCGACGAGAACTTGCCAAGATCATCCGCCGTCATTCGGGCGACAACAGCTGGACAGCGGACAATCTCTTCCCGGGGGAGTTTTACAACAGATAGATAATATGAAACGCATTAAAAGATTTCACAAGACGAAGTGTGCGGCAGAACGATATATCGCAACACTCGGTACTGATGCCCGATTTTATCATGCGTATAAATGTACGAGCGGCAGTTATTGGGTCGGGACGGAATTAGAATGGTTGAATCGGTACTAATACATCATATGCAAACGATCCGCAATATAGAGTTTTTCAACGATCCCGAGGGAGGGGTAATGGTACGCGATACCGAAGGCGTCCATACTTACCAGCCCGAAGACAAGATGCTGACAGGGGCATTGTTTACCCGCATCGAGACCGAATATCCGAAAGCATTCAAGGCTCTCGCCGAGATTTACCGCAAGAGCCGTGCAAACGTGAACTACTACCGGTTCCTGATCTGCCACCGTTTTATTCGCTGCAATTTCGGACGGTTGGACAACAGGCAGGACATCGACGGGATGGGGCGCTTCACCTTCGAGGATGTGAGTTGTCCGATCAAAGGCGAATGCAAGTATGCCGGCATTATATGTAGCCCCGATTTCGATACCCGATTGACCGAGCGGCAGAAGGAAGTGATGAAACTCTATATGGAGGGGATGGGCGATGAAGAGATCGCGGATATGCTTTACATATCGCCCGAGACGGTGCGCACAACGAAGCGCGACGCCTTCCGTAAGGCCGAGGTACATTCGTTGGCTGAGTTCGCAATCCAATACAAGGATAAGTTATGAAAACTCCGTGGCGATGGTGGCGGGAACGCCAAGCGACCGAGAAAACATGCAAACACTTGGCGCTCATGACGGAAGATATTACAAATATCACAGACCGGCTGGTGGCGTTCGTGTGGGAAGATATTGAAAAGATCATAGACCAAATGTCGGAGGATTTGCTCCGGCCGATTGAAAGTATTAAACCAATAAAAAAGAATGTGCTGAAAGATTTACTTAGCTGCGAAGGCCGGAGGTTCCGGTGTAAGATTGATGGTACTCTTGCCACAGGGATAATTCGAGTGGTAGATGAATGTGTGTATTTATGCCAAAATGAAAAAAATGGGTCTCACAGCATCGACAAAAAAGGATATAAATATGCATGGTGTGTTTACTCTGGAACCGAAGCAGATTTTGCTCATCCCAATGTCAGGGTCACCGATTTCCGGTTTATTCCTATAACCGCCGAAGAGATCGAAGCCTACAAGGATTGGCAGGTGGGGGATCGACTCAGAAAAAAAGACGGATCATCCCGAACTATAGAGGTTATCTTCCGCTTCGGAGAACTCATAGTGGGCAAATTTATCGATACAAGGAGAGCTTTAACTAACTACACCTGCGATGAGCTATACGAGGATGGTTTCCGCCTCATCGTCGATCCTGCTCCTGAGGAGGAGATTGTCGAGGTGACGATGGACGAGATCGCCAAGTTGAAGGGCGTGCCCGTTGAGCGGCTGCGAATGAAGAAGGAGGACAAATAACGACAAAGAGTGCGTGGTAGAATGGTATTACGAATCGATTAGTGGTAAAGACCAAGTGTACTCACGATGCGCTTAATGGACAGTACACCCTGAAGAGCGCAGATGTTCAAACAGAAGCTAACCGATTGAAAGGCATTCCAGACGTGGAATGTTTGCCAGTTCGAATCTGGCCGCACTCCCTAATCAATATAAAGCATTATGAACGAGCCAATTATTATTACCACTCCCGCAGAATTGCGCTCTATTGTCGCTGACGAAGTGGCGGCGATTCTGCCGAAGCTCGCCGATTTCAGGCGTAAGAATGAACCGGTAGAAATCGACAATTTGTCGGTTGAAGAAGCCGTGCGGTTTATTGCGGAGCAAGGTATCCCGACCACCCGTTCGACGATTTATAATTGGGTTTTTCTAAAAAAGATCCCATTTAAGAAAATTGGACGCCGCACGGTGTTTTCCAAAAAGGAGCTTCTTGCTTGGATCGAATCCCGTACGACTTTGCCGGAGGACAGACGGGCCGTTGCAGCTGCGCGTATCGCCGAAAGTGCTAACTGCAAATAAAATGACAGATAGGCTACTACCGAACCAGTGACTAATATGTACTTCTATGCTGTACTGGTCGGCCCTGGTAGTGGATCAACCGAGCACTATCCGCGCCCAAGTTCTTTCATTCGAGTAAAGTTAAGAGTTGAGATTAGTTGAGTTTGCCATTTCCGGGCGCGGATTTTCAAAGTCCGTATCGGGTTGAATGTCCCGATGCGGGCACCAAAGGACGGCACGAAAGCCGTAGGGGTCCTAACCTGCCATAAACCCCGGCCGCAAGGTAGAAAGGTTTGAACGAATAAGCGGTTCATTGAAATACGAGAACCATCCGAAGGGATGTAAAACCCGGCGAGCGACTTGGCGCAGAAGGGCGGATATTAGGCCGATCAATACCAAAAAGCAGGCGACGATCCGGAGCAATTCGGGGAGCCGGTAGCGATATACCCTGCGATTCAGTCGTGGTCTTCGATGACGACAGGGTGCAAATTTTAATCAAAACAATTTACGTGCAATGTCAAACAAAGTATTTACCCCAGAGAACATTTCCAAATTAAAACAGAACGAGGTCTTTGTATTCGGCAGTAATAAGGCCGGTAACCACGTTGGCGGCGCAGCTCGTGTCGCGGTCGAGAAGTTCGGCGCGATCATGGGGCACGGCGAGGGCTTACAGGGCCAGTCCTACGCTATCCCTACGCTCGATGAACAGATGGACAAGGTGTCTACCGAGGAATTGACGCGATCGGTACGGAGATTCGCAGACTATACACGGTACAATACCGATAAGGTTTTCTATGTAACCAAGATCGGATGCGGCATCGCTGGATTCTCGGTCGAAGAGATTGTGGAAGTATTCAAAAGCGTCTCGTTCGGCGATAACGTGGTGCTTCCGCAAGAGTTCGGCGAAGAAAAACATATCGATGGATTTAAAGGGTTCAATGCAGATATGACCTGCCTGGGCTTCAAATTCGAGGAGGGCAAGACTTACGAAGAGGATGTTGAGTTGAAAGTTTGTAATCGAGGCTTTCATTTCTGCGAATCACCGTTCTCTGTCCTTAGCTATCGTGATATGCTGGATAATGAATGCAAGTTCATCCCTGTGCATCATGTAACAGCTTTGGGGCGATGTCATTCCGACTCGGATAAAACGGCGACGACAAAGATTCACATCGGGGCAAAACTCGATTTCAAAGGATTCATTAAAGCTGGTATAGATTTCATTTACGAGAAGTGCATCAAAGAGGGTCCGACCGACAATGTTAATTCGGGCTACGGCGCACAGATCGGCTCCTCGGGCGACCTCGCA